GTATTGATAGTCCAACTGTTGAAGAATATATGGAATGGTTAAACAATATTAATCCATTAATGAAAGAAATACACCAAAACAAATAACCTATGAATCAAAAAGAATTAATAGAGCATTTAAAATCTGAAATAAAAAGGGTAAAGGAACAAAGGAATGATTACGAACAAAGATGGTTTCAGGCTATAAGAGAAATGGAAGAATTAAAGCGTTTGCATAATTTGCCATCTTATGTAAGTATAACAAAAGAACGATTAAAACTACTTAACCAAAACAAATAACCTATGATAGGAAAGAAAATTAAAATAGAAAAAGAATATTTAGAAAAAGATATGGGATTCGCATATAAAGAATTAGATAATATAGGAGATGTTTATGCTATTATTTTAGACAAATTTAATGATTTATTTGTTTGGGATAAATTACAAAATTGCCATCATAGTAGTGATTTAGTTTATTTAACAACCGATTATTATTTAATTAAAATATTAGAATGTGACTATGAGCCTTTAAATAAAAAATTAAATTGGTATGGTAATGTATGGAAAATAAAACCAAATAAAATAAAGAATATTATTGAATGATTAATCAAAACAAATAACCTATGGATTGTTATAAAGAAAAAGCTGTTGCTCTTTTGACAAATTTTTATATGGGTAACACTAAGATACCATATGAAAAAAGATATAGAAAATCAAAACAAGAAGCTGTAGAACATTTAGATAAAATGGTAGGCGAAAGCAAAAATGACACCGAAAAGAAATACTGGGAAAGTATAAGACATTACACAAAAAAAATAGATATATGGAAGAGATAAAAGCATTTGAAGTTCAGATTGGCGGAACTCATTACAAGCAAATGAAAATACAGCCAATAGAATTTATTTATGAGAACCAAATACCATACATGGAGTCAAATGTAATAAAGTACATCTGCAGGCATAAATATAAAAATAAAGAAGAGGATATAAGAAAAGCTATACATTATTGTATGTTAATTTTAGAAAAAGAATATAATACAACATATGAAAAAAAGTAAAGCATTAAATGTTACTGGGCAAAAGTTTGGGTTTTTAACTGCAATAAAAATATCTGGTAAAGATAATTTTAATAGAAATAAATGGCTATTTAGTTGTGATTGCGGGGAAGAGGTTATATGCTCGTTAAATAATGTTAAAAGTGGGATTACAAAGTCTTGTGGATGCAAAAAGAGAAATAACAAATCAAGAAGAAAAGATTTGACTGGGCTTAGATTTGGAAAACTAACCGTAATAAAAGCATTAGAATATGAAAATAAAAAATTATATTGGGATTGTTTATGTGATTGTGGGAATTTTAAGAAAGTAGCTTCTGTTTATTTAACACATGACAAGGTAAAATCATGCGGATGTCTGAGGTCAAAAAGGATAAATATTTTAGGTTCTGGCAAATGGGCTAAAATAATTAAAAATACATTTTTAGAATGTATAAAGTGCGGAACTAATGAAACATTGCATGCTCATCACATAATACCAGTTAATTTTAATAAAAAAACATCAAAAGACTTATCTAATGGAGTTGCATTGTGTAAAAAATGCCATATAAGTTTTCACTCACAATATGGGAGTAAGATTAATGGAATTGAAGAGTTGTGCCATTTTGTTGGGTTAGATAATTATCAAAAAAATATTTTAAATCATTTTGTTGGATTTAGGTCAAAAAACGGATTGCAAGATCTTGAAAAAGCAAAGCATTATATAGATTTATTAATAGAAAAAGAATATGCGAAATAGTACTATCATAGTAAAAAAGAAAAGGTGTGTTAATTGCGGTAAAGTAGATTATCATTTTTCTAAGAAGATGTGTAAGCAATGCGCAACAATACATTCTACTCAAAAAAGAATGGAAGAATTTGAAGATGATAGCGAAAGTTTCCAAAACTTGATACAAGATTTAGATGCAATATTTAGCCAATACATTCGTTGTAAATATGCAGACAAAGATGGAATGGTAGAATGTTTTACTTCTGGTAAAAAATATCATTGGACTAAAATACAAAACGGTCATTTTATTCCTAGAGCAAACTTGGGTACAAGATGGATGGAGGCAAACTGCAGACCGCAATCGGAACATGACAATTGTTTACTATCAGGAAACTTACAGGTATTTGAAAAAAACTTAGAGGCAGAGCATAAGGGGATAGTTGATTATTTACAAGAAACAGCAAGACAAGTAGCTAAGCCAACAAGAGAAGAATTAAAGCATTTGATTATAGAATATCGATCAAAGCTAAGCCAGGTAAAAAAGAAGTTTGTATAAAAAAGCCCCTAGTAGAAACTAAGGGCGTAAATTGCTCGTTAACCAAAAAACCGTATGTATGAATAAGCAAATATACGAATTTTCATTATTTAATTAAATTTATTTTTTTAATTAAATTAATTAAATTAACTTTGGTAAAAAATAAAGCAAAATGGCAAGAAAAATTAGTCCAAATTCGGTTTCTTCAATTGTTAAGAAAATGGAAGTAGATACTACAATAACTTTTGAAAACCCATATTCATCCGTAATGGTAATGGTATCTAACCTTAAAAAAGATACAGAACATACTGGCAAGATTTTTAAAATTAAAGTAATAAACGAGATTACACACGTAACAAGAGTAAAATAATATTCTATGCACATTGACAAAGTTTCCTATACTAAGACATTTAATCTTGGTAACTACAGTTCTGAAAAAATAGGTGTTGAATTAGAATTACACCAAGGAGAATCTGCAACCAAAGCTCTTGATATTGCTAGAGCATTAGTTATGGAGTATCATGTAAAAAATAATCCTGAATTAGTTCCGGTTGATTCTGACGTTGAAGAAATTCAAGTTAGTCCAGAAGATAAAAAGGAAGCTATTATCAAATCAATTAATGATTGCACAAGCGAAGGTGAATTAAGGTCGTTTTATATGATGTGTCAAAAAGATGCAGTATTAAAGTCGGCTTACGATTTAAAAGTGCTTACACTTAAAACCAAATAATATGATGAACTTTTCTGAAACCCTAATTAGATCTTCCTCTGTAGGGTACTTAATGACTGAACCTCAGTTAAAAGCTGATAAAGAAGCTGGATTATTATCAAAAACAGCTCAAAGACACCTGTTAGATATCTATATTGCCGAAAAATATGGCCGTAAAAAGGATATTCAGACTAAACAAATGAAAAAAGGTGTTGCAGTAGAGCAAGATTCAATCAATTTGCTTTCAAAATACATGGAAACGCCATTTGAAAAGAATGAAGAAAGGCTTTCTAACGCATATATCACTGGGTTGCCAGATATTATCAATGAAAATATGGTAATTGACATTAAATCTAGCTATGATTTGTGGACTTTCTTAGGAAATTTACCAGATAAATTAGATTCATTGTATTATTGGCAGTTAATGTCGTATATGTGGCTAACAAATGCCGAAGTAGGCTACATTGCATATTGTTTATCTAATACTCCTGATAATATTATTGAACAAGAGAAGTATTATTTACTTAAAAACATGGATGTTGTTTCTGAAGAAAGCCCAGAATATGTAAAAGAAGCTATGAAAATAGAATTCAACATGAAATTTGATGATATAGATGTTTCAGAAAGAGTTTTATTATTCAAGGTTGATAGAAATGATGAAGATATTGCTAAAATAGAAAGAAAGGTATTGAAGGCTAGAGAGTATTTGCATGAAATCGAGTTTACACATTTAAACTTTAATAAGTGGAGCAAATAGTAGAAATAAAAAGAGGGGCCAACATTATAAATGCAATACAAAACCTAAAAATGGGCCAAGAGCAGTTTTTAGATTTTTGCAGACAATACCCTGACTCAAAAGGCGAAAGGTTATTTAAAAATTGTAGTAAGAAAATAGACAATATCTTTTCAGACATAATAACCCATCCTATGATGACGCAAGAAGTTCGGGATGGCATTAAGAATGAAATTAAAAGTGATGTATTTGCTGTGCCTGCAATATTGGAGAAGATAGCCTTATTGAGTCCAGATCAAAGAGATTTAATAGAATCAGCTATTGACGCAATGTTAGATGGTATAGAAGTTAAAATGAAAGATATAGACTAATGGAAACATATTTAACAGAAGATGAGATAATGCATAGAATTAAAATGCAGAAAGATATAACAGAAGAAGATCGTGACTTTTATTGGTTCGATTTAAAAAGAATGAACCTTACTGAAAAGGGGAAGGAAAGACACTTTAAACCAGTTATTAAAAATCAAGAAAGAAATAAATTAAAATATGGCAAAAAAGAAAGCTAATATACCAGAGGGTAAGCAACCATTTACAGAAGGATGTGATTTCTGTATGCAATTTGATTATGATGATATCCATGTAATTGGCGCAAGTCCAGACGAGCATGGCGGGATTGAATTAGTTATAAAAGCATATCAAGATGCTGGCGTAACATTTGTATGTCCAACAACGGGAAAGAAATTAAGAATATTTGCTAGACCGTTATCAGAAAGAGGAAAAGAAATATTAGAAGAATCAGCACCAAAAGAATAGTATATGATATATTTTGTTATGTTCTTATTAATGGGAGTGGCCGCTTGGATTTCATATGAAATAGGTAATGCGCCATTGTTAGATGAAGATGGAAAAACAAAACCCCCGAGTAAAAACTCAGGGGACAATTCAAAGTAGCCATTTATGAAGTAAGCTAATTTATGATTTTTTGTGTGCATTGGCAAACTTTCTAGCTGCTTCAACACTACCAAAGCCCCAAGCTTTTAAAGCTAATGCTTTTCTAGTTGGTTCTCCGTTGGGTTTTTTCATAGCTCCCATCATTCCTGCAAATCTTGCTGCAAATGAAACTCTTCTAGGATTAGTCCCAGACTTTACGGGTGCTTTTAAATTACCACCGGTTTCTGCGTTATAAGATGCTCTACCCTTTGCGTTTAGACCACCTTTCGGGTTTTTACCCTCTTTTCTCTGCCAAGCTCCTGCCATAAGTTATATTTGATTTGACTTTAATGTCTTTGTGAATAAATTGCCACAATTCACCTGTTTCATCAATGATTACAGTATAAATTGTGTCTGTTTCGTGACCATAATCAGTTACAAGCCATATTACCCCATCCCCCTTTGGAGTCTTTACTCCAATCCTATTTGATGGCTCGTAAATCATTTATTTTTTCTTCATTGTTTTTAAAATTGAGGGAACCTCTTTTCTTGATATTTTTTTAGATGAATTACTTTTAATAACTCCATAACCAGTTAAATCTCCTTCGCCCTCTTGAGTTTTTAAATCATATTCTGCCTTACCTTTAGAATACCCAGTAGTGTCAATAGATGTTCTTGTATATTTATAAGGTTTAGCCAAACCGCCAACAGTTGTTCTTTCTTTTTCTGTTCTAACTACACCAAGTCCTGGTCTAGATCCTTTAATTACTTCCTTATCTTTTTCTTGCATAATTATTATTTTTCTTTTTTAATTTTCTTTTCTTGTTTTAACATTTCGGGCGTAGGCTTTTTACCTGAACCAGCAGCCGCACGAATATTATCCCATAAACCACGAGGCGAATATGATCCATCCGCGCGTTTCATCATTTTTAATTTACTTTTCATATGCTAAAATACGAATAAAATTAAAATTCCCCAAAACCCCCACCTTAATACCAAACCATCTGAATTTTTTGTATAAACTCCGCTTATAGTTGGAATGAAAAAAAATTCATTACTATAGTTTGATTTGTCTAAGTCGTTAAATATTCTAATTTTCATAACCATATTTTTTTAAAATGTCAATTAATACTTTTTCGTGTTTTGGCGAAATAAGCCCCATTTTTATACTTTTGTCGAAATTCGACCTATTTATACCCGCTTCCCTGCAAAGTGCCGAAATATTGATTAATTTGTGGCGTTTTATCCATTCTATTAAACTTTCTGGTTTCTCTGCTATAAATGGAGGTAACATTCCTGTTTTTTCAAAATAATCTAAAACCTTTTTACCTTTTTCGCCATCAATTTGCCTAACGGTAATTTCTGGTTTTTTGTATAAAATTTCTCTTGTCATATATATACCATTTTTTTGGTACCACAAATATAGTAAAAATAAAATATTGGTACCAATTTTTTTATGTTTTTTATTCTTATCCCCCCCCCCTCACCTACCTAAATAATAATACTATCCCACCCATACCAAGCCACCAACCAAAGTGCAAGACCATACAAATAACCAATCCCCACAACCCACCAAACCCACAAGCCGTAAGCATTGCAAGGAAGCCAAGAGCCACCACAAGAGCAAGGGTACTCGGTGCAAGGGAAAACAAACCCCAACGAGGGGATGCCACAAAAAACCGGGGGGGTACCCTTTTCTTTACATTGATTGAGTTGGGTTTTGAATTATTAGGGCTAATGCGACTTCTAATTTGAATACATTTTCGTATATTTGAGTATAAATACGAATATTATGGCACTTTCAGCAATGAAAAAAATGCAAGATACCACCTCTATTGATCCAAGAGTTGATGCTATTTTGAAGGCAAGAAAATTAAAAGATACTACCAAAGCTTACGATAGAGAGGAAACGCTTGAAAACATTAATAAAATCACTCGTGGTGAGCTTAAGCCAAAGAGCACGCCTGCTCCAAAGCAAACTCAAGGTAAAATGACTTATGCTGTAATAGACAGAAAGGGCGATACTTTGCAAATGTCAAAAGCAGAATTCGAGAAAAGATATAAAAAATAAAACACTATGGCATTATCAATAATGAAGAAGATGGAGCCACAAAAGCCTATAAGCGATACAACAGCTCCGGTTTCTTATATTCATCCATTAGAGTCAACAGCAAGAGTTGGAGCTTTATTAAAAGCAAGACAAGCACTTGCAAAAATGCATGGTGAAACAGATATCGAAAAGGTACCATACAAAATTGTACACGATAAAATGTATCAAGTACCAGGAGGAAAATACGAATCAGAAATTAGATTAATAAAATTAAAAGACTAATATAATGGCAACAATGTTACAGGCTATGATTAAGCCTAAAAAGAAAAAAGTTGAAGTAATGGACACAGAGCTTAGAACCAATGTGCCAGTAAAGCAAGTTAAAAAAGAAACTCAAGATTTTGTTGATGCAATGGAAGCTGCTAGAAAAAAGACAGAGGCAGAAGTTGCAAGGAAGAATAAAAAAGGATAATGCTTGAGCAAATAGTATATGACAATTCAAGATCATTAATAAATCCCATGAAACCAAAATTAGGATCAGGCGAAAGATTCTCGTCTATTGAGAATAAGGCCGCTAAATCATACGAAAAGAAAGGAATGTCACCAGAACATGCCAAAGAGGTAGGAGCAGCTATTGCAGCCTCTGTAGGGCGTAAAAAATACGGTGCAAAGAAATTCTCCAAGCTATCTGCAATGGCAAGGAAAAAATAGCCCATAGATTCAAAGGTGTGTAAAAACGATGGCCTCCCTTAAAAAAGGAGGTCTTTTGTTTTCTATTAGTAAACTTTTTTGGCTGTTTCATCATTGTGATGTATATTGCATCAAACATCATCACATGAAGAAAAGAATAACAATTACATTATCTGAAGAAAGTTACATTAAACTACAACTTTTAGCAGAAAAGAAAAAATGGTCATTAAGCAAAACGGTAGAGGATATTTTAGATAGATATTTATCCAAGCAAAAGATAGAATCTAAAGCTTTACTCGATATTATCAATTTAGACAATGAGCCAAATATATTGAATGAGAAAGGTAATTCTTAATATCAATCCTCAAACTCACGTCCGAGCAACTCAAGGAGATTCCGTATTTTTCAGGATACCACGAGAGAAACTTAGACTACCTGGACTGAAAAGATTACTCCGATTAGAAAGGTACAATAACTACAAGATAGAACTTGGAGCCGAAGCAAAGCGGAAACAATTCGTCATGCCACCAATTGGATGTTCTATTACTTTCTTTATTCCAGTCCCTCCCTCGTGGTCAAAGAAAAAAAAGAAATTACATCATGGCAGATTCCACCAGTCAAAACCAGACTTAGACAATTTACTCAAAGCTTTCATGGACTCTCTGATGGCCGAAGATAAACAGATCGCGCACATCGAACTCTCAAAAAGATGGGTTGACTTTGAAACCGGGTGGATAGAAATTTCTTACAAAGAATACGAGGAGGTACTCTCCCTCCCCTCCCCCAAAGAATAGTCCTCGCCAAAGACTCCGCGTTTATGAGTATTATATACACGCATACTTTATTTAACATAATATTTATTATATGTTTAATTAAATTAATTATTTACCAATTATGACTAGCTGTAAAATTTTAA